CCTACGAGCCGCTTCAAGGGCTGATAAGCCCCCCTGTGGCTTGATGGGTGTGTGGTCTCCATGGACTGCAATCCAGTTAGGTGCAATAGGCATTGGGTTTTTATGAAAGGTTATGCCAAGCTCATCGAACTTCATAAACTTCTCGAACCGCAGCTCTGGCAATGCACCAAATGCCGGCACTTTAGCCATGATAATGTTATACAGGCGATCTGTGTGATTGCTACGGATGCAATCTGTTACGCCTAATTCCCAAAGCAACTGCACAGCTTCATTGCGATCATCGTCTAGGGTCTGAGCATAAGAGCCCATGCGCCCTTCTTCCCACTTGCTTATCTGGGGAAGATCGATCTCATCGCCAATAGTGACAACTTGGTCTGGCTTAAACTTTGTAATGAAACTAGCAAGGTTACGAGTGGCTACCCGATCATGGTAAGGAACCTGAAGATCGGACACGACTACGATTCGCTTAATCGTCATCCTCATCTTCGTAATCGCCAAGCCTGTCTGGCTCAACTGGGTCTGGCAAGATCCAGCGCGGATACGACATAGGCTCTACGATAATTGCCAATGCTAAATCGACATCAAAGCCTGCCCTGCGTAACGCCCGATACATCTCCTGCAAGCTAATAGCCCATGCATCGAGTGCGCTGTAAGTATCTAGATCGATTACTTTCTTTCTTGCCATGAGAAAATTATCTCTCTAGAAGTATGTTATAGATCTCATCGACACGCGAGTGCAGTCGCTTAATCTCTGTTAGTAAATGAGTAATCACAAAGCCCGACAAGCCACCAAGTGTTACGAGCGTGGCTATGTACAGCTGAAAGAAATCTGCCTGTGTCACTTTTTAGGGCTCGCGTATCCAAATACACCTGAGAGCACAGCCCATAAAATTGCGCGGTAGTCAAGGTCAAAGTTACTAGATGCCCATGCAGCTAGGAATGCTCCAGCAGCAAGGATTGCAGGGTTTTTCATGTTCTTCATTATTCTCCACCTAACATAGATACTTGAAAAAAAGCCCCATCATTGTCAGCTTCTTTCTTAAAGCTAACATGCATGTGCTTAGTGTGTTTGTTAGCCCCTGTGTATTTACGCCACTTCCAGTTAAGGATGCGGGAGCAGATGTATCCATCGAAAATGATGTAACTAATACGCGTGTCTGCTTTTGACTTTGATAAGGCACGAAGCTGATCTGCAAGATCGCCCATAATGTCTGGCTTTGATCCCTTGAATAAGTCACGATCGACATCAATGGCACGAACCCAACCCTGCTCATCTGGATTATGATCAGACTTGCGAACAGCGTGTCGGGTATCACCGATCCAACCATCCGATGTGCGGTCACGATCTGGGAACGAATCATCAATCTGCTCTCTTAATTGGATTGCAGCCTTGCTTAACTTAGGCTTCATTTTCAATTATTTTCCATTGGCATTTTTCTTCGTCAAAGCCAAAGTGTTCGCTTGGTTCTGGAGATACAAAAGCATCAAGATCTTCTCTGTAAATAAAACCAATACCTGCAAAGTTTTTTCTTATCTTAGAATTAAATGAAGTCCTTTTGCATGTCTGCCCTCTTAAATTGCCATACCAAGTTTCAGGATCAATGCCTTCAATTAATTCTGTTTCATCAACTCCTGTAATAACTTCAGTCACAATGTTATTAATGTCTAAAAACGCGTAATGTGCCATTATGACCAGCTCACATTTCCTGTGCCAGCGGTAATTGTAGTTACCTTAAATCCTCCAGATGGACTTCCAGTTGTTCCTGTTAAACCTGCTCCAATGGTAATTGTTTGAGTATCTGGATACTTCAACACTACAATTCCAGATCCGCCTGATGCAGATACTCCCATGTTGTCAGTACCGCCGCCGCCACCATTACCAGAGTTTGCAGCACCAGTAGCGGCTGAATAACTTCCACCGTCTCCACCTTTTCCACCAGCTGCGTAAGTTACGGCTGACCCTGTAATAGTGTTAGTTGTTCCTAATCCACCTGCTCCGCCAGTTGTAGATGAGCCTGCAGTACCTACTGACGTGGATCCCCCGCCACCCCCTGCTGCGACATCTCCTGAGCCTGTACCCCCATTACCGCCAGCGTTACCTTGTCCAGATGTACCCGAACCACCAGATCCATTATTCCAATGTCCCCCGCCACCAGAGCCACCACTTGAGCCGTTAATGCTTGATCTAGTTCCACCAGTACCACCTCCAGTTGAGGTTACTGTTGAAAAAATAGAGTTATTACCAGCAGATCCACCAGCGCCGCCAGCACCGATAGTTACTGAATAATTAGTCGAGCTAGTAATTGAAAATCCACTAGCTGTGCGATAGCCACCTGCTCCGCCGCCGCCAACCCCAGTTAAAGGAAATCCACCTGCTGCATCTCCACCCCCAGCTCCGCCTGCAACAACTAAATACTCTACATTGAAAGTTACTGGCGCACTTATTGCGCTTGCTATGATTGCAATTAAAGTGTTTTGCATTACGCAATGCCACCGACTACAGTCCATGAGTTAGCAGCTAGTTTAATAGCAGCAGCAGACTTGTATCGAGCCAAGACTGGAGCAGCTGAGACCGCGCCTGCACTTACCACAGTTGTTGTGCCAGAAGTAACAGCCTGAATTGTAGTAATGCCTGCGCCCTTCTGATAGACCAGTAGGGTCGTGCCAATAGGAAAGTTATAAGTTGCATCTGTAGGAATGCTAAAAGTATTGGCTGAGGCGTTGTCCATTGTAACGATGGCATTGAGTCCATCTGCCTTGACTGCTGTGTAAGTAGTGCCAGTCTGTGCATTGACTGTAAGACCTGCGATGGATGCATCGACTGCATCGCCTAGTGTCTCAATGGCAGTTGCGCCATTCTTGACTAGATCGGATGAGGTTGGAACAGTCCAACCGAAGTTAGGTGTAGTAGTTGCCATTAGGTTAGTGCTCCAGTCGCGTTTGTCCAAGTAAGTGTACCATTTACGCCTGTCCAGATGAGTGAAGCAGGCAATACTGTCTCCCACTGAGTTGTGCTGAGTGAGAAGTCTGTAGCTGAGACATAGAGAGTAATCTCAGTAAAGCTAGGGGTAGCGCGTAGGGCTACATTCTCCACGAAGCCATCGAACGATCCGCCTAGAAGATTGCTTGGTAGATTGTTAATAAGTACAGGTTCGCCAAAGAAGATAGCGATAAGGTCATTACGCATAGCATCTGGCATGTCTGGATTATCTAGACGGAAGGTAATTGCACCTAATGACCCGCGTGGATTCTTTCGTAGGTTAAGCTCTCTAGAGGCGATGTCAGTGATGTCGCCAAGGTTCTTGATGTTAGAGTCGAACGAACGCTCAAAGAGTCCGTAAGAGGCTATTGAGTCCGCATCAGAGGTACTGTAGGTGCTTGCGTAACCTGTGGCGTATCGATAGATAAGGCTGTTACGGATGCGAGAAGTCTGAGTTGTGGCTGTGATAGAGGTAGGTGTTGCATACGAGCCATCGAGGTTAGTAAAGCCATTTGCTGCGAGATAGTTAGATCTGTGGTCTGCATCTGCATAGGAGACATCTCCGTCCTTTTCCTCGTACATCTGACCAAGGGCTGAGTTAGCAATTTGATCTGTCAAAGTCTGAGACTTAGCAGATGCGCTAGCTGCAAGGGCAATCATCGTGTAGAAGCCTGAGTCCACTTCACCGATGTAAGACTCTGCATTAGCCCAAGTGACATCGGCTGGGTATGTATCCCATGTCACAGTAGGTGTTACTTCTGCCCATGTCAGATTGAGAGCTTGACCTAAAATGGCTGAAATCTGTGCGCCATCTAAGCCTTCTGCAAGTGCTGTGTTAAAAACAGCCTTAGTGAGTTTAGCCAGTGAGCCAATGCCTAGGATTTTGCCTGTAGTAATGAAGCCTGTTTCCTCTGGACTTCTAACGCCAATGTTAAAATCTGAAACCTCACCGCCAAAAACTGTTACATAAGTGCCAGAGCTATTCTTGAGATCTAGTGTGATCGGCTCTGTGACATTTATTGTAAATGGTGAGTTGTCTGTATTGATTATCTCTACTTGGCAGTAACCTGCTGTAGGTTGGCGATCAATGTCTAAACGACCAGATGCGAACGACACAGAGGTGACTGTCGTATAGACATCATCACCTACTGTAACTCGCCACTCTGGAAGCCATGTCATACGATTGTTAGTGTTCCTCGGTCGCGTGCTTCACGCAGCACATTGTCAATAGCCTCTGCAATAGCGTTAGGGTCTCCCACGCCTGTGTTTACAATAATCGTGTTACCGCTTGAACCTGCGCCATAACCTCGTCCTGTGTTCATGCTAGGGCTGTACCCACCTAGATCTCCTACTGAACTTTGGTAAGCAATAAGGTCACGAAGATCCTGTGCATTCTGCATATCTAATAAATCTGCAAAGGCATTAGCACGAGCTGAAGCTGCATCTGCATATTCCAGAATAGCCTCGATAGATCCGCCAGCAGTTGAGATAGGGGCAATGAAGTCACCTGAAGGGATACCTGAGCCTAGCGATCCGCTTGTAGGTATCTTAGCCGTAGCCTGAGTGTTAGCCTGAGCAAGCAAAGCAAGCATCTCTCGGATCTTACGCAGTGCCTCATCTAGGTTTGCTTGGTTAATTAAGTCTTTTGGCTTAAGGCTGTCAAGAATAGACTTAATATCTTGCATCTTAATATTCTGACCAGATAAAACACTAAGCACCTTTAGGTCTGCATTAAGTTTATTGGTAGCAGCAATGATGGCTGCTTCATCTTTAGCAGCGATAGCATCTTCTAGCGCAAGGATTGAACGCTTAACATTAAGCCGAGCAGTGTCATTAGCAATTTGTAGGCGTTGGCTGTCTGTAGTTGCTCTGCCTAGTTGCTGCGCCTGATTGGTAAGGGCTGCTGCAATCTGGATCTTGTCCATGTCAAAGACTTCTTCACCCTTGTTCAGGGCAAGGTTAGCCTTGTCGATTGCGGCTTGAAGTTTCTTGTCCTTAGTAATCTTGGCTTGATTCTTTGCTTGCTCGGCAGTCAGTTTTGCAATCTGTTTTTCTTGCTTGATTTGTACCTGACCAGAGATAGACATCCCTGTGCTGAAAGGTCTTGGCTCTTGCTTGAACTTCTCAAATGCATTTAACAATGTGACAATGCCTAATGGATCACCAACAGTTTTACTTAACACAGATGATAAAAGTCCACCGATAAGAGGTATATTCTTTAATTCATCTACAAAGTAAGCTGCGCCAATAGTGGCGTTTTGTAATTTAATGCCAAGTTTATCTATCTCAGAAGTTGTCTTAGCAAGTCCTTGCTCACCATTAAGAATGTTCAAGGCTTCGATTAAACCGACACCAATAGATTCCTTAAAGTTCTCAGTGGCAACAGCCAGTTTATCCATCGAACCTTGATAACTATTTGCTGCTGCTGTTGCTGATCCAGCAAAGGTTGCAGACAACTGATCAGTGATTTCCTTAAAAGATTTGGATTTAAGATCTGCCTTTGAGATACCTACGCCCAAGCGGGAAAGTGCTGTGTTGTTTCCTAAGAATGCACGACTCAAGGCTTTCGTTACTGCACCCAAGTCCAAAGAATTAGCGGCACTTACATCTAAGGCAATGCCCATCAACCGTTGAGCCTCAACAGAATCGCGTGTGGCAATCGCTAGGGTCTGATAACTTGGACGCAATTTGTCATCAACGATGCCAAACTCGCTCTGAAGTCTTTGGATATATGCTTCAGAAGTAGCAGCATCTCGACCAAGCCCGACATTCTTAAGAGCTAAAGCTAACTGTTGCTGTGCCTTTTGATCGGCTGCTGCCGCTTTAACAGATGCTTTACCAAAAGCAAGGATTCGAGTAGTGCCGTAAGTAAGACCAATGGCACCTGCTAATTTTTTAACACCGCTAGTAAGTTTCTGTGTTGAAGTCTCAGCTTGCTTAAAAGCCTTTTTGCCTGTGAACTCGGCAGCAATATCAATCTTAACATCGGCTGCCATTATTTGCCCTTCACTCTCTGCTCAAACTTAACTTTAGAATCTTCAATCGCCTTAATAACTGCTGCATTAGCCTTGCCCTGATCCTCTGCCCATGCTCGAAAGATTGCGCGGCCTTTCATCTTACGAGAAGCGCGGCCTGCTTGACCTGTTTGTCTTTGATAGGCATTTACAATAGGTGAAGTCTCATTCATAGCATCAATAAACTGCCGACCAGCATTTGGGTTATTGCTTACTGATTCGCCCTTAGATCCTGATCGGATTATCTTTCCAAAATTAGAATGATTGGGTGCTACAACTTGAACCAATGGAGCTTGAGGTCTACCCTGTGGATTTAATCGACCAGCAGTCTCATAAATAGAGCCAGATGGTGAAGCATTAACAATGCGAGCAAGTGCTCGAAATCCTGAACGATTAGGCTTTGATGGTGTTGTCTTATATCCAACACCACGCTTAGCCTCGGATGATGACCAAACTCGATTGCCCCAAGTGCCATTACCACTTTTAGCCCATCCGCTCAAAGGTGTGCTGGATGGAATAAATCCACGAGCTTTAGTAGTAATTGGCTTGAGGATTGCTGCGATTTCTTTTTGAGTTTCTTTAGCAAGATCAGGGGTAAATTCTCTAAGGGCTTTACGAAGTGCGATTGCGCCCTTTACTTCTGTTGGCATCGCTCACCTCTTTCGCTTCATCCTTGAGCCCTTGCACTAATGCATCGAGCATGGTCTTATCT